TCATATAAAGGTGTGTCAATCATCGTCTACCATCTGGTCTAAGTTGTAACTTGGTAGATCCAAGTCTCCAAGCTGTGTCATTAACAGTGTTGGTTTCATATTTAATTTTAACCGCTCTACCTCTACCTCTTACATCAATTTTTTCTGTAGTGCTAGTAATACTGCCTGTTGTAGTTACGTTAGCCGCAGATTGTGGAAACTGTTCTAAGGTTAAAGTAGCTGTTAATGTATTTGTAAGGTTATCAAAATCAGGTACTAATCTGCTGACAGACATAAGTTGATCTCCATCAGCAATTTCAACAGATCCAGTTGTTAAAAAAGCAGATAAAGCTGTGCCATCTGCTTGGTTATTACCAGATTCATGTTCATAAAGATAAGAAGCACCCGCAGTTAAACCTAGTATAGTTGATACATTTGCTGTTATAGAAGCATCATATTCTGTTGCTATAGGATTTTCATATACATAAGCACCAAGCCAAGTTGTTCTACCAAGATTAACAGTATACCAAGTATTTTCTAAATAATTGTAAGCAACCCCTCTGTCTATTGCTGTAGCGTCTGCCGAAGGATAATACCAAATAATTTCATTAAAAGCTGTATTGATACCACATGTTATATCATTTCTATTTGTGTAACTAAGATCATCAAATACGTAGTCTTGCACAGAACATGGCATTTTTTTGACAACACCATCATACATGTAAAAAGAATTATCAGACATCCAATATGCTCTACCATTTACTTCAATAGCAGCGTGTTGTGCTATTAATCCACAGTTAGCACCTAACTGCCTAAGACCAAAAGTAAAAGGTGTACCAACAAATTGAACACCATGAAGTGAGGTGTCTGTCCAAACTAATATTTGCCCTGATGATTTAACAGCGCCTACTATTCTAGAACCATCGGATATACGTAGTGAACCAGCTTCATTTGTTGCTACTGGTGTATAATCTGTAGCATCTTCTCGATCAGAAAATCTAAATAGTAAATCATCTTGAGATGCTGGTGTACCAATAGTAGTTTCTGTTCCAAAAATTAATAAATGTCTTGTGTCAGTGGATACTAAACTAAATCTAGAAGCAGTAGGAGCATTTGATAAAGCCGTTGCTCTTGCGTCTATTGCACCAGAAATATCTTTTATATATGTGCTAGCATTTAATACTGTAGCAATTAAATCTTCACCAAAATTATCCAGTGACCAAGTACGTGCAGAAATAGTAACACTTGAAGAAGCACGTGGAGTGTTCCAAGTGCTAGTGTTCCAAGTATCAGTGCCCCATCCATATCCTAAAGTTGATGAAGTTTGACCAATATTAATTTGATAATTAGCATTGCCTGAGCCACCTCCACCAGATGTAGATCCAGAAGCTGCGCTAGTATGTGTGACTTTGTACGTGTCAGCATCAACAAATGTTGTAACTTCAAACTCGTTGTTCATGTCTAAACCATCTATTGCAGAGAAAGAATCAAAGGTTACAAAGTCTCCTTCAATAGCACCATGGTCTGCATCAGTTACTGTAACTGTTGTTGTACCATTTGTTGTAAAAGGATTTGTTAAAGCTGCTGTTTCTCTAATAGGTGTAATGTCATAGAGAGCACTACCCGAGAATAAATATAATTTTCTATCAGTTCCTAAAGCAAGATATCTGGTTCCATCTAGACCAATCCAGCTATGCGTATCACGAACCACGCCCACGACAGTTTTGTTGGGATCTGGTAGATATGTCCAACCTTTCCATCTTTCAGGCTTTCCATAGTGAAAACGCACAAGATTTGAGTCAACATACTTACGCTGATCTCCTGCTGAGTAAGCGGTATCTTGTTTATCAATGCCTGGTTGAAACTTTAAATCTACTAATTTCATAACAAAATATTTTAACCCTTTTTTACTTAAAATTAAAGATTATAATCATATTTACATTGAAATGCTATTGAAACTCTCATTCTTGAACTTATTCTAGATACAGAAACTGCTCTGTGAGGTAGGTAAGAAGGAAACATAATAACTCTGTTAGGTAAGGGAAAAACACCATTAATTACCCTTGTTTGATTAACATCATAAATTAAAAGCTCACCGCCCCATGTTGTATTCCAGTAGGGATGTATAAAACATACTATTGTAAGATCTTTTGAAAAAGTGTCATGACTATCACAATGAATTTTTTGATCATACAAAGGAGGTCCTCCATTCAGCCACACTCTTTTTAATTTATTTTTATAATTTTTTTCTATTTGTAATTTTTCGTTTATATTAACCCACAAATTAAAAACAATGTTAGATTTATTTAATTCGTTATTTTTTATAAAAGCGTTAATTTGATTACAATAATCATTTGCAGAAAAACTTGTATTTAAATCATTATCTTCAGATCGATTAGTAAAGTCCCAAATACCTTTGCTAAAATGTTCTGCAATTAATTCAAACATTTCTTTTGGAACAACATCATCAATTATTTTAATACTCATTTTTTTTCAAATTGAGTGGCTACGTTTCCTTTAAATGAGTAATTACCCATATGTGTCATGCCACTTATAATATCAGCGTATATTTTACCACCTATTTTTTGCCATAAACGACAAAAGGCGTAGTCTTCTGACAAATATCTTTTAGTATCAGGCTCTATCATTGTGTCAAAAAAAGCATAATTCCAATCAGATGTGTCGTGATATCCAAATGTTTTGTCGTGAGGATCTCCTAAGTGTTGATCAGATTTAAATCTAAGATGAGGATATGCTAATGCCATTTTTTTAAAAACATTTTTTTTAATTAACATAAAACCTGTGGCACCATCTAATACTTCTATAAAACCTTTTTTTACCAATACTTTTTTTGGATTTTTAACATTTAAATTATATTGTAAAGATGCTGCATGTAACTCATCTTCTTTAATGTTTGGTTTTTCCTTTACTCTTCTAATTGCTTTTGTCCAATCAATTACCTTTCGTGGATACACTCCCGTTACCACATCTTCATCTAAATCTAACATACGAAACACAGACTCAGGATTAAAAGCTAAATCAGCATCAATAAATAAAAGATGAGTATAATCTTTGTTATCCATAAATAACTGCACTAATGTATTACGAGCCCTTGTTACCAAAGACTCGTTTCCAATAGTTCCAAATTGTAGTTCTATTTTTTTCTGTGCAGCTAAAGCTGTAAGTTGTAAACAGCTTTTAAAGTAATCTGCTGTCAGCATGTTGCCATAACAAGGAGTTCCAATAAATATTTTAGGATTCACTATAACTTACTGTTAAATATTCTATTTTTTTTACCCAATCTTTAGGTATAGCGATAGCACCGCCACCTGTAATATCATCTTTATCTTTACTGTAAGATCTCATAATAACTATTCTTTGATTATTATTTGTAATCATCCATCCTACTTCTTGGCACACGGCCAACGGCGCATTAAGAATTTCTTTTATATCTAGCCAACCTGTTTCTGTATCACGAGCATCTAACCACGTCACGCGAACCATAGGAGTTTTGTTTATATTAAACATTTTCTTTGTAAAATATATTAAGTGTATATCTTTTTGAGCTATCCCCAAAAGATTGTAAATCTGAATGTGGTATTTTTAAGCCATTAAAAAACAATCCTCTATTTTCTACAAAACCTATATGTGAGGATAACTTTTTATTATGTAAAAAACCCGTACCATTGTTGAGTAAAGGTTCTCCTTTTACAAATAAAAGAAAGTTAGCAACATTACCTTTATCATCATCAGTGTGAAACAAAGGTTCTTTTTTATTTTCTCGTAAATGTGCACTTACAGATATTGGTTTAAGATTTCTATGAGGAAAAAAATATTGTTTAATTAATTTTAATAAAGGATCGCTATAAATACCTGTGTCAAAAGTGTGTCGCATTCCATACAGTTGACCCTCGGGATTTTTTACTTCACTATATTCTAATTTTGTTAAGGTATCTTGAAGTGATTTTAGCGTAGCCTGATCTAAAAAATCATCAACATACATGACAAACTTTGTCTCTTTATGATGTTGCATTAGTTTTCTAAAGGCTGTGGCTCGTCTTTTTTAATTAAATGTAAGTTAAAAGATACTGATCTTCTCTCTTCATTTTTTGTTCTAAATGGATATACGCCATGTGCCAGCCAATTTGGAAACAAAAATATATCACCAACTTTTGGTGACTCTTGCCATTTATGTCCACTAAATGTAGCAGCTTGACCATTAAACCAACATATATCACCTACAGTTGGATAGTGATCTTCTTTTGCGTATTCCTCTGGTAAACTTTTTGGTACTCGTAAATAACATACACCTGATAGTTGACCTTCGTGTATATGAAAAGGATTGAAGTCTCCAGCCCACTGGCTCACGGACCACATAGATTCAATGACCATCTTACCTACAAACTCTGGGCTAATTGTTTCGCTTGCTGGTGGTATAGAAATGTAATTTTTAACCATCTCACCAATCAATTGCACCATCGGCAAAAACTCTTCCGTACCCATCCAGTCTTGTGGAAAACGAACTTCTTGTTTAACATTGCCTGCCAAGTTACCTGAATGATCAAACTCTTTAGATAATTTTTTATCGGTTAACATCTGTGTTGCTTTATCATCAAGCATTTTAGTAATGAAGTCAGGCATCTTGCCTCTCATTATTGTAGGACCAAAAGGTCTAATTGTATCAAACTTTAATACTTGTTCTTGAGGCTCTTTCTTTTTCGCCATATAAACTCCTTTTTCAAATAAATATTGTAATATAGCAATATTTTGCCTATAAATAAATAGATTATTATCTTCAAGTTCATCCAACTTGCCCCCAATATAGAATATTGTTATAACTTAGGAGATTATGTTTAAAAAATTATTTAAAAAAATCAAAGATGTTGCTGGAGATATCGCCCCTTATGCTGGACTTATAGCTTCAGGCTTTGGTTTAGGTCCTTTATATTCAACCTTAATTGGAGCTGGAGTTCCTTTAATTGCTGGTCAAGATGCTGGTAAAGCTTTGTCTGGTGGATTAGGTGGATACTTTGGTGGTAGGGCTTTTGGTAGTAAAGCTGGAGGCACATATGTGTCACCTTTAGATTTTATAAAAGGTGGCAAGGTAATGACGGCAGGTGGTGGAAAAGGACAAATGTTAAAAGATGCAAGAGGTTTAGTTTTAGATCGATTAAAAGACGCAGCTCAATTCTCTAGTTTAAGTGATGACAATCCATTTAAATATGCTCCTGGCGTATTCGGTGGTTTAGGATTCGCAAGTGGTCTTGGATTATTTGATGGTGAACAACCACCCGCAGATTTTCGTAAAACCTTTAAATACAATCCAGATGACAACACTTTAGATGATATTCAATCAGGATTTTTTGAACAAGCTCAAGATTTTGATTACTTACCTAATGTTCCAGGTGGAATAGAAGAATATTTAAGAAGTATTGGTTTATTGGCTAATGGAGGCAGAGCATTCAAAAGTGGTGATGGTACGAACACAAAAAATATGTATCAACTTAAAGATGAAGATTTTATGTTTATTGAAAGATTGAAAAATGTAGATCCAAAAACAGTATCCTCTGGTGAAAGATTTATAAGTAAAGATAGTGCTGATTATCAAGAACTTATAGACAAAAAACCTGAAGGCGCAATAAAAGGTTACTTTAAAGAAATATTTGGCCTTGCTGAAGGTGGTATCGCACCAATGATGGATCCCAACTTAGTAGGTGGAGATAGAATAAATCCTACTGGCGGAAGAATAGTTGGTATGGGTGCTGGTAGAGAAGATTTATTAGAAGGTGAAATTGTTGATCCTAACTCTGGTCAAACACAAGAAATACGAGTTAGCAATAATGAACACGTAATACCTGAATATGCTTTATTTGCTATGGGTGGAGGCAATACAGAAAAAGGTCAACAAATAATGGATGATTTACGTGCTAAAACAAAACCTCTAGCTAAACAAATGGGTTATGATTTTAAAGGTGCTGAGGATGGTAGTATGAATTACAATCCATTGATGGCACAAGATGGTATACAAACTCGTGGGCCTAATATGGATATGAGAAAAATGATACAAAAGTTAATGGCTCAAGGTAAATCAATTGAAGAGATTATGGCAATTATTCAAAGACTGAACACAGGTAGTCAAACAAAACAACAGCAAATGCCAATGATGGCTGCTAATGGTATGGAGACAAATGGTTTAGAAAAAATGAGTGAAAACATGCAAGATGGATCGATGACCGCGGACCCTATGATGACCGCAGGTTTAGGTTCAGTGGTAAAAGGTCTTGAAGATGCACAACAAATGAATAGAATGATAACATAATGGCTGAATCACAAGTAATTACTTACGGTAAACCCGAATATATTGAAAAAGCACAGCAAGATTTATTAGCAGCTTTAAACCAATATATTACTGACATTCCAGCTTTACCTGAAAAACAAGCGACTGGATTATCTACTACACAAAAGTTTGCGATAGACCAGTTATTTAGGGGACTTGGACAATATGATCCTACTTTAACAGCCTCACAAGCTGCTTTTGGTGCTGGTCTTACTTCAGCGGGTACGGCTCTTCCTGATTACTTAACACAAGGTTCACAGTTTTTAAGTGACGCTGCAACCGCAAAGTTTGATCCTTCTAGTTCTAAAGAATACATGAATGAATATCAAAAATATGTCATTGATGAAATTAACAAACAAGCAGATTTAGCTAAAAAACAAGCAACTGATGCTGCTCAAAAAGCTGGTGCTTTTGGTGGAGATAGAGAAGCTGTTGCAATAGGTCAAATAGAAGATGCACGTTTAGGTCAAGTAGGAAAAGCTTCACAAGCAGCGATTGATAAAGCTTTACAATTAGCTCTTGGTAGTTTTGGTCAAGAACAAAAAGCAAAACAAGTAGCTGGTCAATTAGCACCATACTATACAAGTGCAAGTTCAAAAGCACAAACGGATCGAATAAAAAGTTTACTTTCAGGTGCTCAAGTAGGCGGAGGTTTAGCAACTTTAGAAAGCAAGCTCGGCTTACAAGATATTTCTGCTTTGTTAGGTGCTGGTTCTTTAGAACAAGCGGCAATTAAAGAAGCTACAGATACAGAATATCAAAATATTCTTGCAGCACAAAACAGACCTTTACAATTATACGGAGCTTACTCCGATGCTATAAGTGGATTACCTAGCAATCAAGGATATCAAATACAAGAAACTTATGGTTCAACGTCTTCGCCTTTACAAGATATATTAGGCGCTGGAGCTGCTATTCTAGGTGGATCAGGATCATTTTTCAGTAGAGATGGTGGATCAATGAACAAGGGGATAATGGCTTTAAAACATGTCTGATGTAAATCAAAATTCAAGTCTTTTAGATGATTTTTATGATGATATTTCTGCTATAGGCAGTTTTTTTACTCAAGAAACACCAGCTAAAAAAGCAGATTTTATAAAAAATAATTATCAAACTTTTGATTTAAATCAGCTTAATGATGCTGTGAAACAAATGAATTCAGGCGCGCTACAGTACAATGTTAATCACGATGAAATATTAAGAAATTTACAAGCAAGAATTGCAAATCTAACAAGCAATAATATAGTTCCAAGTGCAAACACTAGTAATGACACAGTAAGTAATAACACTCCTGAATCTGTAGTAAGCCCTACTTTTGCTTCAACAGCAAATCAATTTGCTCCAGTAATTACTGACGCTACTAAATATGATTTATCAACAGAAAAACAAAAAAATAAATATGAAGAAGCAAGTAATACCCCTGATGTTGATGAAAATGCTGTCAATGAATTTTTATCAGGTAAGTTTAGGGGTAATGAAGGAACCAAAAATGTAAGAACTGAAGTACAATTAAAATCAGCTTTTAATCAACTACGAAATGATGAAGCTGAAAGAAGTTTTGAATTTCTTAAAAGTCAAGAAGGTAAAATGACAAATGAAGAGAAGAAAAACAGAGTGGCAAGTTTAACTGAAGAACTTAAAGAATCAATTGGGTATGATGAAAAATTAGATAAAAATATGTTATTATTTAAATTTGGTGTTGATTTACTTAATGCTAGATCAAACAGAAGACAACCCTTACCTAAATTTCTTGATGCTGTGGCTCAAGCATTAGCCCCCACCTCAGATTACATCATGCAACAAAAAGCACAGAAACAAAATGATTTAAAAGAAATTGGTTTAACTGCTTTTAGTTTAGTAAAAGAAGAAGATGAAATAGCACAAAGAAGATTTGAAGAAGATCCTCGTTTTGCTTCTGCTGTTATGGCAATTGATTATGATGACGCGGGTAATAGATCTGGGCAAACCTCATTCTTTAAACCTATCATGACACCTGCTGAAGCTACTTTTTATTCCAATTTTAAATACCCTGAAACAATTGGAGGACAAGCTGTGCCCTCAGAGTTAGTAGGCAAACAAATGTTTACGATTACACAAACTCCTGGCGCAACAGATCAAATATATACAAGTGGTTTAGTTGGTAAAGATTTAAAAGCTTTACAAAAACACACCGAAACTTTACGATTTCTTAAACAAGGATTAGATAACACACAACTTGTTCTAGGTATCGGTGATAAATATGCACAACAAGGTAAATCAGTTTATGGGCCATCATATAATGTAAGAATATTTTCAAAAACTCTTTCTGAAATTTTAGATGAAGGTTCAAACACTTTTGCAGAATTTTTTGGTCAAGGAGATAAGGCTAAAGCAATAAAAGAAAAGATTGCTGGTAAGTCAAATTTAGATCAACAACAAATAATTTTAAATGAGCTAGGTGTTGACATGGATTATAATCAATTAGTGTCAGTAGCCAACGATCAAAAAAATGCTATTATTGATGAGATATATCAAAGTGGTTTAAGTAATGAGGAAAAAGAAGCTGAAGCTTCCAAAGTAGCTCAATATTACGGTCAGTTTCAACAAGATTTAAGAGGTGATCCTGATCTTGACATTATTAAAATTTTAGAAACAACGCAAACATTTGCTTTTGCAAGATACTTACAAGGATCAAACAGACTACTTAAAGACGTTATTGCACAAGCAAATAGTATTGTTCGTTTAGGTGGATTTACAAACTCCAATGAAAAAACAATGAACAGATATAAACAATTTCTTGAATATTTTACAAGAGAATACAATGAAGAGTTACAATATGTTTTAGATGGACAAGAGTATGAGGACCATAAAATTAGAATAGCTGGTGATGGTTTATCTTTTCAGGGTGGTTGGAATCCTTTAAAAACTGATACAGGTTCTGTTAGTTCATCTGCTCAAACATCAAATTATTTTAATAATCAAAAAATTGACAAACTAGATGGACTTGTAGATCCTGAATTATTAGAACAGCTAAGGAATTAACATGCTTACAATACAAGAGTTATCAGAAATAAGAGAACAAGCAGTTAAGCAACAATCTGCTCCTCAAATGCAAGATGGTGATGATACGTTTCTTCCTAAAGATTCTGCGCTACCAAAATTTTTAGGATTTACACAAGCTGCTGAAAGTGCAACAGGTACAACTAGATATGATCCTAACAGACATAAAATGCCTTTTAATGAATTTAAAAATGGCATGGCTGATATTATTAGAAATGGTTTAGCTCAAGGTAAAACTCAAGGCGAAATAATGGAAGCAACAGATCAGTTTCAAAGTTTAGTTGGTTATACAGATGCTGAAATGAACCCTAGATTAATAAGTGGTAAAGAAATTACTTCAGATCAATACAACACAGCAATGGTAAATCCTTTTCCCGCACTTAAACTTATACTTGGTTTAGGCGGAAGTGTTGGTGGAACAGTGGGCGGTGCTGTGACTGGAGCAAGGATAGGAATGTTTGGTGGTCCAGCAGGTGCTGTAGCTGGTTCTATTGTAGGTGGCACATTAGGTTATCTATCTGGATTAGTTGGTTACGAAAAAATGTTAGACAATTTAAATAGTAAAGGTATGCTTTACACTCCAACATATAATGAGATTGGTGAGTTTTTAGGATATAATCAAGGTATAGACAGACCTTCTCAAGAAGAATTTAAAAGTTATTTAGCAAAAGAAGCTGCTATTGACTTAGCCTTTGGAACAGCATTTGGTTTTTTTAGACCTGCTGTAAATGCACTTAGACCAATTGGAAGAAAATTAGTGGGTGTAGGAAAACAAGAAACAGCATACGCAAGGCAAGTAGAAGACGCAACAGGTATAGTTCCCTCTATTTCAGATGTATCTAAATTTGAAATCATGAGAATAATTCCAAACGCACTAGGTAGAATTCCTTTCTTTGGTGGAGGTGTAAAAAGAGCATTTGGTGAAACACAAAAAAGATTTATGGATTCAGCACAAAGTGTTTTTTATAATGGTCCATCTTTTAATTTAGCTGAACTTGGTCATGACTTATCTAAAGTAAGAGATAGTATTTCTAAAAAAATTATTCAAAATGTATCAGGAAAGTATGATACATTTTTTGATACGATAGGTAATAAAACTGTTTTAGATATAAGTGACACCATTAATATAGCAAAAGCACAGCTTAAAAGAATAGACGAAATTTCTGCTTTAAACCCAGCAGTAACAAGAACACCAATGTATGAGCAGTTACAAAGACTCGCACAATCTCCACAACAAATGATTAATGGAGAGACTTGGAAAGAAACAAGAACAGCGGTTAATGATTTAATTTATCAGTATGGAGCAAAAGGAACAGCGCAAACTGGAAACGTAGCTCTTCGTGATGCTCTTTATGAAGTGTCTAAAGGATTAGAAAAATCACTTGGTAAGTATGCGGATGGTTCTGATATAGGCCCTCAATTAAAAACTTTATTAAAAGATGCTGATCAAGCTTATTCTGACATGGTAGTATTGTTTGGTTCTCCCACAGCTAAATCTTTAGGAGCAGATTCTAAATTTGCTTTTCAAGCTTTGTTAAAAGCACCTGGAAGTATTGAATCGGATAGATTATTTAATGTTGTGTTTAGAGATTTTCAAAGTCCTGATGCGGTTAAAGCAATGAGAAATTTAATGGGTGATGATATGTTTGCAAAAGGAGTTA